TGTTAGAGGTACATACGGTGCGTAGATGTAACCTGTGTCTAACAATGATGTTCCTTTGTGACCTACCAACACTTGGTTTGGTGGGAAGTAAGGATCACGATAAACTTGGTAACGTCCTGATAACGTACCTACTCTTTCGATACCCATGTTGTATTGATCTTGCTCAGGAGCCGCGTTAGATACGTGGAAGTATTCTAAGTCGTCAAAAATAGCTGAAATCTCAGAAGATACAACGATCCAGTTAGCACCACCTCTCAAAGTAGATTTGTGGATTTGTGCTGACAATTGGTTGATTGCTGTAATCAAAGTTTGGTTCCAGTCTTTTTGAGTGTAAGAAGTGGTATCACCAATTCTTCTCCATCCGTTGTAATCCCAACGTAAGTTCCAAGCCGCACCTTTACGTAAGTCACGTAAAATTTCACGGTCGATCTCAGCTGCCACTTGTTCTGACAACAATGCTGTCAATTCAGCCTCAGCGTCGATGTTATGGAATGCCGCAACGTCTTGAGCTAATTCAGGAGACCATTGTGCTCTTAGTTTTCTTTCTGTAACAGATACAGTTACTGACTCAAGGTCAAAAGAAACCTCACCAATTTTGTCTTCGAATTCCATTTCTTCGTAACGTCTCCAAGTTGCTTGGAATGATGTACCTGAAGTAAGGGCTGTAAGAGTTACACCTGTGTAACCATCTAATGAAGTATCACCACAGTCAGGACATGCTGGACAAGAAAGGTCTACTTCAAGATAGATACAACCTTGTGAGTCACAAATATCCCAATAGTTTCCACCGTTTCCTGTGTTGTTATTATAAGTCGCAGGGTAAGTCAAGTTATTGAAGTTGGTTTGTGTTTGTTGTCCGTATTGAACGATACCTTTACCGTAGATTTGAGTCACAACTCTGAAAAGAAGTGGTCCAGAACCTACAGGACATGGTGAATTAGGGGCTTGTACAAAACCTGCAAATTTTGTGATAACTAAGTCAGAAAGGAAAGATTCTGTGTCCATTTCTTGACCGTCAGGTCCGATAAGTTTACCAGCACCTGTAGAAGTAAATCCACAAAGTTTCATTAAGATTTTTCTTACGTTTGGTCCTACATATACAGGATCATCATCAAGAGCGTCAACTAACTCTCCGTTTACCCATTTTTGTACTGAAGTTTCAGTAGTACAAGCCGTCCATCTACCTTTTGAGTAGTCGAATAATCCTGGAGGATCTAAAGCCGCTTCATTACCTTCGTAGAATAAATCGTAAAGATTTTTTCCGTAAGGGTAATTAGGTGAAGGTGCTCCTGGATAACCTGAGTTAGGTGTTTGATTAGCAGCCGCATTGGGTGCTCCGTAAGGTGCGTAGTGTTCTCCACCACCATCATTTTGTACGTCGTTAGCGTATCCTTGGATACGTGGTACGAAGTAGAACAATTTACCGATTGGTAAGTTCATTGCTTGTACAGAAACGATATCGTTAGCCAACAATTTAGAGAATACACGTCTTACGATCGGGAAAACAACTGTTTCGAACGCTCCGTTTGAAGATCCGTCAGAAGTTGCTTCGTTGATTAAGTAAGAAGCTTGGTTCTCATATAATTGAGCCACGTTTTCTTTCAAGTGACCTCTTAGACCATCTAAAAAGCCTAATCTGTCCCATTTGTTAATAGTGTCTTCTTTGATAACTTTAAGGTGCTTAAGACCGATGTTACCAACAAGACCTGATTCTAATAATGCTCCCATTTTTTTGTTTTTTTCTTTTTATTGTTTATTTTAGTTTTGACATAAGATCCTTCATTCTCATAAATTGAGGATTCTCATAAGTCTTAGATTCGATTAGATTTGTAGAGGATCCTGTTGATGGAGTTTTAACTACGTTTCTTTCGAACGATTCTTTAATTGTTGTTTCGCTACCTTTTGAAGTAGATCCTAATTCGTCTTTGATAGTTCTGTATAAATTTTTAGATTCTTTCAAAGTTTCAACAGAATCAAATCTTCTAAGGATATTGATTTTTTCTTGTTTAGTTGTTGAGTGTTCTGTAAAAAGTCTTGTTGCGTAAGCCAAGTTAGAATTGAATACCGCAACTTCGTTAAGTTTATTTCTGAAAACATCAAGAGCCTTTTTGTACTCATCATTTTTTTCTCTTAACAAACTAACTTCTCTGTCTACTGATTCTTTTCTTAAATGTGCTGGTGCCGCTTTTGGTTTTGGTAAACCTGGTTTTCCCCAGTATCTACCAGCCCCTAAAGTTCTTGACGCTTCTTTAGTTTCTACCTTTTTAACACTTCTTTTAGGTTTTTTTTCTGAGTAACCGTCCATGTTCACTTCTTCATCGTATTCGAATTTGGCTTTGCCAGTTCCTTTAGCTTTTACACTATCATTACCAAAAGCAGATTTTTGTTTTTTGGTTGGATAGTCTGTTGTCTTACCATACTTGAATTTAGGTCCACTTCCGATTCCCACACCTTTAGGTTTTGCAGATTTTTTGATAGCTTCCATGATCGCATCATCCAATGAAGTAAAATCATCATCATCATCATCATCTTCCTCTGGATAATTGAAGTCGTCTTCGTCAGACATACCTTCCATTGTTTCATCAAAAGAAAATTGAGAATCTTCATCATCATCTTCATCATCTTCATCATCTTCATCAGAAAATTCGATTTCGTATGTTCTTTCATCGTCTTCACTCATTTCAGTATTTTGTTTCTGATTATGTTTAGCTCCTCTAAATTCATCAACCGATGCGTTTTCTAAAAAATATTCATTTTCATCGTCATCATCGTCATCATCATCGTCGAACATGTTAAAGTCATCTCCATCATCGTCATCATCAGATCCAACTTCAATTTCGTAAATTTTTTTTGAATCATTTTCAAATGAAGAATCTTCACCTATTTCTTCTGAGTCTAACTCTTTGAATTTGTCCATGAAGGACATTTCTTCACCTTCTGCTAATTTGATCATGTATTCGTTATCACCATCTTTTATGTTTATCATATCATCTTCTTTTTGTACGATTATACCGTCATCCGGTCCCATAGCCTTGAAAACTCTTAAGACCTCAGAATCTGGCGCTTTTGTCATATTAATTACTTCTTCATCATCAATGTCACCCTCATCACCCATTTGTAAATTTGCTGACACATCTTCTAATGAATCTTCGTCATCTAACATTTCATCATCACCTTCCTCTCCTGTACTGATTGTTTCGTCACCTGAAACTGTTTCAACCTCATCGTCATCTTGTTCGTTCAGAGATTCTTTTACCAATTGCTTGATTTCTTCTTTCATTGTAGAATGAAGTATTCCTTTTGCATTTTCTTGAATAGCCTCTTCCAAATTTTTAATTTGAAACAAAGCATCTTCAACTACGTTTTTGTTTTTTTGCATTCTTTTTCTATTAGGTTTTCAAATAAATATTAAGTTTTTTAAAAAAAGTTATTATTTTACCCCTCTCAACAAAAAAAAAATTAAAAGGCATAAAAAAAGGGACAACTATTTGTCCCCTATTTTTAAATTAACCAATAAAAATATTACTCAATTACCTCATCAATTTTTGATTCAATAATTGCCGTGATTCTCCAATCCATTGAGTAATTTTCAAAAACTTTAGTTACTTTGGCTTCAACATCTGTTGGTGAATAACCTATAACTAATTTTTCTTCTCTCTTTTTTTTTATCTTTCCTGACTCACTATCTACCATGTCAGTACTAATTTTTGCTATAAAATACTTTTCATCCATTTTTTTATTATTTATCTAAATAATCGGTCAATCTTTTCATTAAGTCAAGAGATGCATTTCCAGTTTCACCAACATGACGCTCAACTTGTCTTTGTTTTTCTTCATCGAGGTTTTCTTCAAAGTTAACACGGTCCGCAGGATCCAAAAACAAATAAGCCCCTGGTGTAGATGGTGATGATACCAAGTCAAAACAAATTAATTCAAAATCATCCTGAACTTCATTTTGTTCGCCGACTTTTTTAAGAGATCCGACGCCACGAGAAGAAATACCTAATGTAACTCCTTGACGTAGGTAGTTTGCTGCCAAGTCACCTTTTGTTGATACAATACCTCTTTCATGAAACCCAGGTGATGTAAGTAATTTTAATTTACCTAATAATACAGGTCCTTCCCACCAAATATCTGTAATTGCGTGTGATACACGATCTAGATCTATAAGAGAAGACTCAGGGTGATTTAACTCAGAAAGAGCAGTTCCTTTTTGAATCATTTTCTTATAATTTTCAGCCTCTCGTTTTAATATCTTTTCAGGATATATTCTTCCATTTCTATTTGGTACATCGTATTTTTGAAGTACCGCATAAAATTCAAATGGTTTCGAATGGTCTAACATATCTCGATTTTCTCTAATCATCGATAAGTTTCTTCTTTCATTTGGATCTATGTATCCTGCGTCGTACTCAACAAGAATTCCACGACCTGTATCTCTTGGTCCTAATATTTTTAAATCGATCATCTAATATTTTATTTATAAATACTAAACAGTTTCAGTTTGTTTTTTTATTAGTTTAAGATTTCCATTTTTAGTAAGGTAAAATTTAAAGTATTCATTTTTTGAGAAAACGTCCCCATAAATCTCTTTTATCAAATTTTTTACAACTTTTTTTAATTTTGTAGATTTGAAATCCAAAA